AGTAATCGACATCTCTACGCTAGAGTCACTAGTGATCGGATATGGCATGATCTCTCCTATACATCGAGACTGAATGTGTCATGTACCCAACCTGCAGATGCTCCTACAGTAGCTCCACCATTCTGATTGATCGCACCTGTGGTGAGTACATTAAAGATTGGCGCATTACTGACCGAAGAGGTGTTTCCAGCAATAGTAAAGTACATCAGTGACTGCTGAGATACGGGCGCGTATCCTACAGGAAGTGTAAATACCAACGAACCTGATCCGCCAGGAGTGATTCCCCCAATCACCTCGACGCTATTAGGCTGCACTTTTCTAAAGGCCAAATTGGCCCACGGTGCGCCACGATTACCCCAGCCACTACCGAACGTGGTTCCGAGCCCTGTATCAGCGTCTCCGACGTAGTGCCAAGGGTCTTGCATCCCAGGGTTCTGAATCATCAATGTCTTGATCTGCTTCTGCAGGTCCAAGATCGTCTGGATTATGTCACCAGGAGGAGCACCTGGTACTAGAGGCGGCTTCCTGTACTGACTAGCTCGTGTAGTATTCGTCATGAGGCACTCGGCTCATCAAGCACCAACGTGACCATCTCAGTGCCGTTGCCTTCATCGGGTGGCTGAACAGTCCACCCAACAGCACGAACGTTGAACTGAAGACCTGCAGGAAATCGAGGGTCTTGAATGTTACAGACGACGTAGTCGCCCATCCCATAGGTACCGAACTCTGGGAAGGCAGCTCCAGCAAGGTCGATGTTGTGCGTCACTAGAGGAAGTGGAAACGACTTCAAGTCCTGAATTGCGTGGTTCTCGATCGTCGTGTTGTCAGTAACGCCTTGGTAGTTGTTGACGCCTTCCCAAATCGGATATCCCGACGTGAGGCTATTGAAGTCGGTGATCTCTCCTGCGACAGCTGCTGCTCCGTCACCATCGCCTACCGACCACCAACGGTTGTTACCCGCTGAGGCTGATTCGTTATAGATATACGACTGAACAGGCCCAGGGAAGTCAACTGTCATGTCGGCGCGTCCGACAGGGTTCCCCAAAGGGATTCCACAAGACAATTGTGCGAACGGATTTCCGTTACCATCTTCGAGCCAGACAATCGTGTAGTCAGGTCCACCTTGCAAAGCGATGACGCTCTGGATCAGATCATCGTACGAAGTCGAGAGATCCCAACCGTTGATGGTCAGAGTCGTAGGAGCGTCGTTAGCTGGGTACGACGACATTGGGTTGACGCCGATGTATCCACCTGGGACACTTTGCAGTTGCTGCCATAGCTTGTCGATAGTCTGGCACATGTTATATGTCCAGTTCACTACCGACGTAGTTAGGACTGCTCGTGGGTACTTGCGTGTAGCGAAGATCTCGAACGTCTGTCCAGTGAACGACAACGACTTACCGTCTGACTGGAACTCTCGCGTCATCACGGGACCGCCCCAAACGATGGCGTTCTCTCTGTAGGCCCAGAAGGCACAACGGCCAGGGTTCGTTAGCGCTAGGACCTGATCGTTCGTGATTCGAGTATCGTCTAGGTTGATTCCACCAGACATGTTGCCAGGAGAGTTCAACTGCGAAGTCAGCGAGACGTTGTTGGCGGGTAGGTCACCTAGCACAACTCCACTCGCCAAGTCGGTCACGAGATAGTTGTATGCAGCAACCATTACACGTCCAAAGGACAGCGGACTTCGAACTGAACCGCAGTAGCGTCAGGAGCGATCGCGATGAGGTTGAGACTACCATCTGAACCGAGGTAGCCTCGTGCACCTGCTGATCTCGTACCGTCCGACGAGATCGAGATGATATCAGCGCCTACTGGGAACGGGTGAGCCTGAAGAGGTCGGTACCCAGCTGGCAAGTTGGTCTGCAGGATGTTAGTCCAGCTACTAATGCCAGTACCGACCGTAGTCTGGATGTTAGCGGTCAGCTGCGTCTCGTTGTCAGGCGTCTTGCGGTACTTGCCGTAACCAGTGCTAACTCCCCAGCCCGCAACTAGCGGGTTGAAGTTGTGCCAGGAGTCTCGCACAGCTGCCATCGTCGGAATGTACTGACGAGCACCGTTGATGATGACACCTAGTGCCTGCGTGTCAGTCTCGTACCACGTTGTCCCATTGGGCATCGAGGTCGAAGGCTGAGCAGAGGATGTCGTAACTAGCGTCCCCTGCAGAGCTGAGTACGTGCGTGCGTCGACGATCGTGCCGCCACCGTTAGTGACAGTCATGTTCGGAGTCACACGAACCAGAGCCAGAGGAACTGCATTCGATGGTAGAGCCGGAGTCGAACCAGGCGAGGTAGACGAGTTCGTCCCTGTGGCTGCGTTCACGCTCCAAGCAGCGGAGCTGTCACCTGGATCGGTCATCAGTGCGTAGATCAGGTCCGTACGCCACTGCGTAGAAGAGGCAGCCGCGATGCTGACGTTGAACGTAGCGTTGTTGTACCCCGCATACATACCGTTCCAGGCTGTCGTAGCTGGAATGTAAACGAGGCCGGTACCGACAGTAACGTTCATGCTTGCGTTACCAGTGATACCGAGTCGAGAGCCAAAGTAGGGGTTGACGCCACCGCCTGGCGCCGTTCCACCTGCTGCCATCATGCCAGGGTTCAGACCCGCTAGCATCATGCGGAAGAGCTGCGCAGGGTGATCAGATCGACCCTGACACCAAGCTGCAGGATTGACTGCACTCATGCTTGCTCCTAGTCATGCCTCAGTAGTAGGTATTCCAGAGCTGAACCATAGCACTTCCAGCTCCCGAGTCAGCGTAGAACTGAATTGACGATGAGAAGCCGGCAGGCAGGAAAGGCCACTGCGCGCCAGTCAATGTCGATCTACGACTAGCTGTGCCATTCAGAACTACTGACCGATTCCTACAGTCGATAGTCAGTGCATCGCTTGCTTGCAGGCTAATGCTGAACGACATCGTGTAACCCGTGTAACCATCTACTAGTACAGGGTTCACGAGCGGACCATACAGCGTAACGATCGGATACGCTGTGTGCGTCCCGAGGTTCTGTACTGTGGCAGAGTTACCAGCGATAGTGCCACCGAAGCCCATGTTGAAGCTCATGTTGAAGCCCATCCCAATGCCAGTTACGACAGTTGGGATTTGAATACCTACAGCCTGACCTGGATAGTCATAGATGTAAGGATCCGCAGCTAGCACTGTGAGCTGTACACCTGAGGTCTTGCCGATCGACCTGTTGACGTCGTGATCGTATTTGCAGCCACCACCAATGCCGTTGATGAACTGCATCGCGCTTCCTGGGATCTGGAAGTAGAACGGCTTGATTCCAGATCCTGCTCCATAGTCGCGCTTGAGCTGCTTCAACTGCGATTCTGGATCAGAAGGCTTCGTGTACATGTCACCAGTGACTACGATCGTACGACCTGAGGTGAACGGAGCATCCATATAGGTGCCGTCCATCTGGCTACGCTCGTTTGTCGTGACCCTAGGAGGAGCGCTGTCCAGCCCGGAAACATCAGTGACATCGAAGAACGGGAACGTGTTGTTAAAGTCCGTGTTGAGGACGAACCCTGTATCACCGAATGCATAGGTATAGTCCGTCATCGTAGAGGGAGGACTCACCGGCTCCTCCTACTCAGTTCAAAGCCGAGCTCGGCTGCATGCCTACGTGGGTCAATCTCATGCGTGTAAATGTTAATGACCTGAGGAGCAGGCCCGCCACCTGCGTTGTACTTAGCCGGAACAACTGCCTCGCCCTTGTGCAGCATTGCAAGACCAGTCTCAGGTACGTAGTTGGTACCCTGCTCGTACCAGTTAGGTGTATGGCTTCGCTCAAACCGCCAAGCTGCAGCAGGCGAACCATACCTGCCCTTGATGTAGTTCAGACCCCAGATGATCTGGTTCTTATAGTCACCGAGGTTGAATGGGTGACCTTTGCCGAGCGCCTGCGGGATGCCGTAGGCACCCGAAGCCGCGTTGACCGCGTAAGCGCTCCAGCCACTCTCTTCGTTCCACAAGGGGATGAGCGAACTCATCTGGTCCTGGCCCCAGTGGTACATGCTCATCAGAGAAGCTGCATAGGCCTGAGCAACGCGAGCTGATCTGGTAGTCGCACCCTTAACAGCTCCTAGGCCGCCACTGCCTCCCATACTACTACCGAGACCAGTCAGCTTCTTGATCAGGCCAGAAACAATCTTCTTGCCCATGTCACCAGCGAAGGTCTTGACCAAGCCTCCACCAGGAACTTGCTTTAGTAGTGCCTCAATAGGCTTAAAGGCTAGACTGCCTAGGTTACTAACACCTTCATCGAACCACTTCGTCAACTGCGGAACTACTCCAGCAACACCAGGAATCGGTCCTAGTCTTGAACCAGCACCTGGGAACACGACGCCGTTAGCAAACATCGGCATGCCGATCATGCTCAGGATCTGCTTCATGCGTCCTGGCTTGCTTAGCGGCAGAACAGCCTCAGGACCATCTTCACCAATCATAGCGAACGTCGGCCTATTAATAACGTCGCCTCGTGCAAGCTTAACTGGTGCTGCATAAGGCATTGCAGGCGCGCCGACGATCTTAGCCGCTTCGTTCCAGATGCCTCGGATACCCTGGTCATAGAGTCTTGTAATCACCCAGTTGATGGGCACCGCCAGAGGCTTCTTGATAAGATTCCACAGGGCGATTATATCATTCTTGCCATCTCGGAACGCGTTCTTCATTGGCGTCCAGAAGTTGCTCCTAACACCTCGTACGAGTGCGTTCCATAGTGCCTTCGCCGCATTCTCGAGCGTCCCCGCAAAGGCACGCCAGTCACTAGATAGTCCGCTAGTGAACAGGTGCCAGGCTCTGGTAATGGTAGCCCAGATGCCCTGAGCAGTAGACCTGACGAAGTTCCAGGTAACGCTCCAAGCACGAGAGATAGTGCCCGAGAAGGCTCGCCAGTCTCCCTCAAGGAAGGACCATAGTGCCTCTAGGTAAGGCTTGACCCACTTGACAAAGGCCTTGATAGGAGTACCGAACTGATCCCAGAAGATGACCCAGGGTATCAGCAGGATGGCCAAACCGATCTTGAGAATCTTCAGGATCCAAGGCCAGATCGCATCCCACACAGCTTCGATGCCATGACCGAACTTAGTCCAGTCGTTAATGAAAGCAGCCCAAGCGCCGTGCAGGTAGTTCGTGATGTTGCTCCAGACCTGAACGATCCAGTGCCACATGTCGAACCACATGTCGTGGAACCAGGTAGAGATTGGTCCCCAGTACTTGACAATGAAGTAAGCAGCGACGGCTAGAGCAACAATCGCAGCAATGATCAACCCGACCGTAATAAGGATCGGGGCTAGAGCGACTTCGGTAGCAGCAAGGATAGCCGTCAGAACCATCCAGGCACCGACAACCATTGCTATGATACCAGCAAGGACCAAAAGCACCGAAGTAACTGCAACGACAATCGCAATGACAGTCAGAAGCGTCTTCGGCATCTTACCGATCCAGCCGAACATCGTAGCCAAGCCGCCTGCGATCTTGCCAAGGATCGGTAGTAGCTGGTCGCCCAGCGTAATCATCAATGCCTGGAAGTTGTTCTTCAGCAACTGGATCTTGGCTGCTGGAGTTTGCGACATGATCTTGTACGCTTGCTGCAAAGCGCCGCGACTAGTATACATGTCGTTGGTCAACTTGTTCAGCTGGCCAAAGTTGTGGATGGCTATGTTAAAGAACCGCATAGCCTGAATAGTTCCGCCAGCACTCTTGAACATTGTGTTCAAGACGTCGTTGAGCTGAGTAGGACTTAGCTTCTTCAGAGCTACGCCCATTTCAGTCATAATCTGGTTGACAGGCAGAAGCTTACCTGCAGCGTCAACGACCTTGATGGTCTGACTAGCTGTGAACCCTAGCTTCTTGGCAGTCGCATCGCCCAGTGCGTTCTGAACTGTAGCACCAAGGTTGTGAATATTGTCACGAGCCTTACCAACAGCATCGAGAGCTCGACCTGCAGAGGAAGCTGCATTCGACGCTGACAGACCGTTTCGGGTCAGGAAGGCCATGATGCCTGCAGTCTCTTCGAAGGTCTGGTTAGCCTTCACTGCAGACGGAGTTACACGCCCAATTGAGTTAGCAAAGTCTCCATAAGTGCCGACGCCGTACTTCACAAGGTTGAACATGATGTCCTGAACCTTGGTGACGTCCTTGACCTTCATCTGGTACGAGTTCATGACACCGATGGTGGCACGCTCAGCAGTGGAAAGGTCGACGTTACCTGCAACAGCCTCTTTGGAGAAGTTCTGCAACAGAAACTTAGCCTGGCTTAGGTTGACATCCATCGAGGAGAAGATGTCGTACAGGCCAGCTTGTACCTCGTCGAGAGGTACTGCTATCTTCCTAGCAACGTCAATGCCAGCTTGTGAGACTTGGTCGAAGCTAGCCTTGACGCCGTACATCTGCGTCTTGGTTAGTGCAACTTCCTTGTTGTAACTTACAGCGGCAGCAGTTGCCTTGCCTAGAAACGCAATACCGGCAGCACCAACAGCAGTGATTCCCGCTCCTACAGCCATCAAGGCTGTACCAGTCTTCATCTGCTGCTGGGCTGCCGCTTTTGCCTTACCGTTCAGGTTGCTGAAGTCTCCCGCGACGTTCCTCAGCACACCCGACGACAAGTTCTGTGCTCGAACGACCAGGAGGACTTCACGCACGCCAAGCGGCATTAGCGTTTCCTCCCTCTGTTCTGACGCAGCTCTTCCTGGTGCCGCTCTTCAGCTTCCTTTGCCTTCTTCTCAGTCACAACCATATCTATCAGTTCAATATGGAAGCAGTCCTGATCTAGAAGCCCTCCAGCGTGTGGAAGCACATGTAGTGCCTCACACATACTGGCTATGCTTACTGCTTGCGCTGCAATTCGTGCGTCGTCTGAGTACTCTGATCCGTCGAGTGGTCGGTTACCACCGTAGACTGCACGGTGGACCTCGACTCGGAGTTTGGGAGGTTCGCCTGCCAGTCATGCAGCGTCTCGATGTAGGAGGAGATCTCCTCACCGATGCGAGGGTCGAGCGCAGCGAAGTCAGCAGGCGAGTCGAAGTTGAAAAGCGCGCCGTCTTCCTTCTCCAGGTTGTGGCTGACAATGCAGACCTGGAACTCGTACTGTGCTACTCGCGTCTGAGTAGGAGCAATGTTCATCTCGGCAGTGCGGCTACGGCCGTCCTGCGTCGCCATGATGTTCATCGAGATGTCCTGACGGTGAAGTCGCTGACCATGAGTCATCCGCTTCAACTCGACATAACCGTCAGGTGGACATGACGCGAGCTCGAAGCGTTGCGGCTTCGTACTCGTAGTTGCCTTAGGCATGGATCCTCCCTCAAGGATCGAAGTTGACTAGTTCTTGTTAAGAATACCCACGAGCGTACCCGTGAACGATGGAGTAGTGCCACTGATAGTGTAAGACAGTCGACAGTTACCCAAACCAAGAGGTAGCAAGAACGGCAACCACTGTGCCTGAGCACCAGTTCCCGACGTCGCAGCAAACCCCGCGAACAGTGAAGTAGGCACGTTGGTCCAGGCAGTCGCCCCATCGAGTGATGCCTGCAGCGTTGGCGTCAGAACGGGCGTAGTCCCCGTAACGGCCGTGAGGTTGAGAATGAGCATCCCTGACTTGTAGCCAGACAGGTTGAAAGTGCCTGTCTGCCCTGACGCAGAGACGGCAGAGAGCGTAGCCAGAGTTAGCTGGTCTTGAACGAGGCCCATTAAGCCACTATCCTTCCTGCAACACGTAGAGTAACGATGCCCGTAGCAGGATCACCCGATTCTGCTATTGCATAGGTAAACCTGAACCCGTTTGTGAAATCATCCACCTTGAGAGTCTTGGACGAAAATGACTCTCCAGCACCAAAGTACACCTGGTACCAAGACTCTCCCAGGTTTCGCGTCGCATCTACGTTAGCGACGCCTATGTTACTATCATCGCTATATTCGAGTTCGTACACGAATGGGTACCAAGTATCGAAGAGCAGAGACTCAACTACCTTAGGCGTAGTTGAGGCATCACTCAAATCGAGACCCTCAAAGATCGTGCGGTATGACATAGCACCTCACGTGTGGGGAGTGATAACTTCCTGCGTCTTGTAGATGATGTCGTACTCGTTACCAGAACCGTCGAGCGTGCTCTGGTAGGTAATCGAGGCACGAATCAGGTCTCCCTGTCCAGAGAGAGGAACCTGGTAGACGTCCTTGATACCGTTCATCAGATCGAACTGGATGCTATTGTTCGTCCCGTTTGAGGCAAGCACAGTGATCTTCTGTCCAGTGACATTCTGGAAGGCAGTGTAGTCAGTCTTATCGAGGAAGTCTCGAGAGGCCGTCATCTGTACGGAGCGCTCGCCGTAGTTGACGAACTGAGCACCACGCGACGCCTTGAGTCGGTAGTTCGCCTGGCCTGCGTCGTCGATCTCGAAGGAGAACGTATCGAGGTCGAATACTGGAGTACCGTTCGGAATCGAAACGGTCCAGCAACCAGGACCGTAAGGCACGGTCGTCGGCCAGGTCGCTGATGGAAGGCTCTGAGTTGCTTCAGCGAGGCCGATAATGTCGACGTCGTACTGAAGCAGGTTGTTGTTGACGCTGAAGGTCTGCTTGGTAGTACAGCAGCCTGTGTACCCGAATACGATCCCGTCTCGAACGACGGTAATCGATATCGTCTTCGGAGGCACAGCAACCGAAGTTGGGTTGTATGTGTAGACGAAGTTCGGAGTCGTACCTGTCTTCACACCCAGCGCTCGACTGGTCTCAGTGAAGTAGAGGCACGTGTCCTCAGTCGCCTCCATCGTGATGGTGCCTTCAATATCGAAGTCACCAGCGACAACACCGATCTGACCAGCAGACTGACGAATCGGCCGACGGTAGTTGTTCTGCTCCTTGTACTCCAACGTCTCGGAGAGGATGGGGACGAACTTGGTTGGAGCCGCGTAGGTGCCCACGGTCGTTTCGAAGCCGATACCGACCATACCGCCAGCACCAATGCCATATGCCATTACTTAGCCTCCTCTCCTGTGGGCTCGTTGTCCTTGGGAGTATCGTCACCGTCGTTGACCTTCGTGATAGTGACACCGTAAATGTTCACCTTGGTCGGATCAGGCGACGAGTTGTGAATCGAGAACTTGCCCTCTGAGTCGAACGACGACATCTTCTGCACTGCATTCGCAGCAGCAAATCGAGCCATCTGATCATCGTCGACTTCGTTCACCGAACCGTTTGCGAACGTGCCGAGCCCATGAACGTACACATCCTGCTCGCCACGCTCAGGGATGTCGACTTCCACTTTGTAAGGCATAACACCTCCTACCCTGTGAATGGAGTTTTGCTCATGGACTCGAACGTAAGACGGTTCCCAACAAGCAGGCTACCCATCTTGTTGATCATGCCAGGCTCGTTGCCGGTACACAATGTCCAGATGACAATGCCTCCCAGCCTGATATCCTGCATGACCAAATCCTCTATAGCATCAGCAAGCGTCTGCGCAGCATGTGTGTTTGCCTGTACATCCTGTACCTTGCCATAGTAGACGTAGACGTAGGTCTCAAAGTTGTTTTCAGTTCGAAGCGAAGCACCTGACCATGCTCGCCTCTTGCTTCCTGGTGCTACACAAACCGCAGGCGTACGAGGAAGCTGTGTCTGATCGCCATAGAACACATCTTCAATCCCGAGAGCTGAAGCTCCAGCCTGGATCGTCGACATAACTGCAGTCGCTACGACCTCTTCGCTTCGTGTCAAAGGATACGTCACAGGCCCAGCCTCGCGACCACACGCTCGTTCAGCCACAGGGAGAAGACATCTTGAATCTTGTCGAGGTCTTCATCCTGAAGAAGCGCAAAGGGACGAGCCGGAATGTGCATTGATCCCTGAGAGCCCAGACTCTTCAACTGGTCGAGCGGAATGTGTAGAGGGTCCTTAAAGGAAGCTGCGGTCAGGCCATATCCTGACTGCTGAATCTTTCCATACCAGATCTTGTCAGGTAGGTCAAGAATTGCGGCCTGTGTCTGTGTGATAGTCCAGATGTTGATCTGCTGCATCGTCTTGAACAGCAAACCTGACCGTCTCAGGATATTATCCGGACCGTACATGTTCTTGGGATCGTTCTCCTTCATCTTAACTGTGTCATCAGCGTAGGCTTGCCAGCCATCGGGACGACCATTAGCGATGAAGTTCTCTGCGAACGACGGAGCAATGACTTGCTTGATAGCTCGCTTCAACGGCTCCTTGAAGGACCGAATGTCAATGTCGAGTGTGTCAAACTGCCTTGCGGATAGAGCCAAACTAGGCTTGAAGTTAAACTGCATCAGGCCTTGCGAGGCTACTAGGCCTGAAGGAAAGTTGATTTGATCGACCATGTTAAAAGACCTTATCGATCGTGAACTTAGCAGGTCCGACGCTCTCGTCATGACACCAGCTAGTAGCCCAAGCTGGGATAGCGTCAGACGCATCGTTAGGGTAGAACACAGGAGCGACAGCAGGCTCATCGGGGGAGATCTCAGCAATGCTGACGGAGCCCCGGATAATGTTCTGAAGAAGCGTTTCTGCCCATCGACGAAGGGTCGCACCGTAGGAACTGTTCTGCCCACTGGTCTCTACTTCGGAGTACGCACGATCGTAGACCCAGGACGTGTAGATCATTGCGATGACCTGACGCACGATCAGTGGAGTGTTCGTAGCGTCGGTCCACGTAGGAACAAACTCGCCATAGGTCTCGGTCAGGTTACCGAGTACCTCATTAGCGACTTGCTGTTCAAGGTTCGTATCAATCGTAGAGATGGGGAGTTTAGTAGCTTCAACCCATGCCTGCGCATCTGAGGCGTTGATGTGTGCCACTAAACTCCCCTCCAACCCTACTTCTTGTCGTTGCTGTTACTGCTAGAGGTACTTGACGGCGAAGAGCTCTTACCAGACGAAGTGGACGAACCTGAGCTCGTCTGCTTGCCAGCATTCTCGTCAGCCGTCTTCTTGTCCTCGGCACCCTCTTCGTTTGCCGACTCGTGCTCTTCGTCACGGTCCCGCTGGGCCTGCAGGACATCAGGGTCCATAGTCCCAGGAGCAGGAGTACCCTGTCGACCGTGCATCAGCTCGAGCTGACGTTCCAGCTCTCGGATGCGGAGATCCTTTGGATCCGGATCTTCATCGTCGTCCTGCGGACCAGCCAGGATAGCAGGGTCGTGCGGACCACCTTGACGAACGAAGACACCGTGAGTGACGTTGTAGTTCCAGTCCTCTTCGCTGTAGTTCAGAGGGCTGACCTCATCACCCGGCTGGAGATCACCGAGTGGGGTATAAGCTACCCACTTTGCCATGGTTCCTCCTAACCGACGAAGGCGTTACTGAGGACGTTGGTGAACAGGAAGCCGCAGATGGACTTGTTGTTCGTGTCGAGCCCGATGAACTCCAGGTCGTAACGCTGACGGAACCGAATCACGTCGGAGGCCCGACGCTCTTCTCGCCACCGATCGACGATTCCACCACCGAGCGCGTTGTCAGTTCCAGTGCCCTGAGCAGGATTGAGTGTGCCACCCGATCCGCCGTTGGGAATTCCCTGGCCGCTGAAGGCTCCAGACCCAAAGCCGAGGCCACCAGCGCCACCGTTGCCGAAGCCCCAGGTGAACTGATAGGCGAAGGCAGGAACCTTGAGTCCTGGCCGTCCTGGACTGTAGGCAAGCAGCACCTCCTTGTTCCAGAGGTAGCTGAGCGCTAGCGTCTGTCCGGGGTTGTTGGTAGCAATGCCGAAGCCCGGAACAACGACGTTGTTCAGGTTCATCAGCGACGCGACCAGATCCGGCGTCAGGATGGCACGCTCGGTGTACTTGATCCGCTCGATGAAGTCCTGGTTGTCTTCCAGAGCCGACATCACTCGGTAGGGAATGATCGCCTGGTTGGGGTTCAGGAAGCTGATCCCGTGCACCAGTCGGTACGCGGTCCGAATGTCTCGGATCGGCGTACTGTTGGCGTAGTTGTCCCACTGTGGACCGAAGCCCAAGGTGGTACCAGGCTGGGCAGTCAGGCTGCTGTTGTAGTTCGCAGCAGTCGTGACCAGGTTGTAGATCCTGTACTCCTTGCCCAGAGCGATCCTGGACGCGAGCATCTCAGCACCGTCGATATCCGGAGACAGTGGAGCGTCGGCGTTTTCCCGCTCTTCGTCGGTAACTGCGATCTGGAGCGCGTGCTCCTGAGCGTAGTACGAACCGACCGACACGGTGAGACCGGGAACTTCGTTGGCCTCGGTGCCAGGAGCGCGAGCATCGTCGAGAGCTGGGTACCAGCCCTCACGACCCTGGTAGATGTAGTACTTGTCGGACTGCTTTCGAACCGGCACCGCGGGGAAGAGGACGTTGCCGACCAGACCCTCGTTCGGCCATGCGACCGAGATCCCAGTGAGGACAACATCGATGTGGACGTTGCCCGAACCAGAAGGGTTGTAAACTGCCATGCTGGACTATCCTCCTCTCAGATTCGATCGCCAGGCGTCAGCTGGACATCGAAGATGTCGCCTGCGATAGCCGGAAGTGTAAGCGGCGTACCCACGACAGGGTAGCCGTTGAGCGTACCTGCAGTAGGTGCTACGAAGGCAACGTTGCCTGCGGCGATGAGCGAGCCAGCACCACCTGTGTAGGAGGGAATGACTGCGTTGTTCAACGAAGGCGTACCAGTGCCATCCCAGACAACCTTGACATTGCCCTGCATAGCGATGCCGATGATCGCCTTACCAGTCTGAACCTTGACAAGGTCGAGGTTCTCCTGACAGACACCGAGAACAGGAATACCTGCACGCAGAGCTGAGAGGCTCGCTGCCAGCGGGTACTGAAGGCACTGCGCCTGGTTGATCGTGCTCAGAGGTCCAGTAGCAGCGCTGACCTGCTCGACAACCTGACCGAAGGTGTAGGCAGACGAGCCAGTAGCAAGGAAGCCCTTGCTAAGAATGTGATCCATACCCGGCATGGGTTACTCTCCCTTCCCGCCAGCGTAGGAGTCCTCACGGTAGCTCATGTAGAGCTCGGGGTCCTCGCTACAAACCATCCGAATTGCTTCGGTCGTATGCAGAGGCTTCCCGGTCGCCTGAAGATGTGCAGCCTGCTTAGCCTGCACACGCTCCGCGAGGATCTGAGTACTGTCCTTCTCGCCAGACCCGCCACCGACTCGACCACGCTCGCCGAGTTCGACCATGCCAGTCCGTGCGAAGTGCTCGAAGGCAGTAACCATGCCCTCAGACAGCTTGACGGGATCACTACTCGTGCTCGCCTCAGCGACTGCATCAATCACAGCCGGAGGAAGTACGAAGGCGCGTCCGCCCTGCTTGTTGGTAACCTTGCCCAGTCGGTT